AGGAATTGTATTAGGAGGAGGAAAAATGAGAGTAAAAAAAATAGAAACAATAAAGCTGGAAAACAAGGCGATAAATCTTCGCAGGAGTGAAATAGAAAAAGAAATGAAAAAGCTGGAAAAAGAAGATAAAAAGCTTTTACAGCAGTTGACAAAAAATATTGAAATTCTCAAAAAGATTGGAGAAATTAAATGATAACAGGCAAAAATATAGATAAAGCACTAAAACAACGGCATTTTGAAAAAGCGAAAGAATTTTTTAAAAAATGCAGTTCTAAATCCGGGAAAGTTGAATATATAAAAAATATATACGGAACTGGAGGTTGGGGTATACCAGGATATGGAGATTTTATAAGTAGTTGCTCATATGATTCAGAGGGGGTCGAGTTTGTAAAAAGGACTGGCATAAATACTGAAAAAGTACAGTTATCATGGACTAAAGTAGTAGAAAGAATAGAAAAAATCATTGAAAATGAAAGCCAAATTTCATTATTTTAAATAAAAAATTCAGGAGGAGTAAGATATGTTAGTAAATCATAATATTATTGATTATATGGTTAAATCTTGCGTAGATACATATAATTTGGGAGAAGCTAGATTAATAAAACAAAATTTGGAAGAAAAGAAAGTACAGTTTGCATTTAAGCGCGCGGATTTAAAATTAAGTGTTGAATTTGCAAATGATAAAATTTCATCAATAATTTACAATAGCTTTTTAACGGATCAGCAGAGAGAGAATGTTACAGAACAGGAGTTCACAGCGAAAATGAATGACATGCTTGCAGTGAAGACGGTTGAAAGTGTTGAAGAAATTGAAAAAATGTCAAATGAGATAATAAGAGCTGTAAATTCTTCAAAACTGTTTGGTGGAAAAGTAAGAGAATTGTTACTGAACAGTGAGGATAGAGAAAAGTTATTCAAAATAAAAAAATTCTTTGGAGCTGAAAAGCAGTTGTTAAAGCTATATGAAGAAATTGAAGAATTACAGGTAGCATATAGAAACTATAGAAAATCATTTTACAAAAAAGATGAAAACTTGATAGAAGAGATTGCCGACTGCTTTGTAATAGCACTTCAAATCAATAAAGTGAAAATGATTAAAAATATGATTAGAGGCATGGTCGACAATTCCAGTGTATTTAAAACTGAAATGATTGAAAAAATCATTAGAATGGTTAAATTTAAAATAAATAGGACAGTGGACCGAATAGAAAAAGGAGAATACGGAGTTTATAAGATTGAATATAAGGCTGACAGAGGAACAGAACAGCCTGAAAATTCAAAAGAAAAAGAAGAGCGAAAAACAGGAAATATGACAAAATCAGAAAAGGAGAAATTAAAAAAAGAACAGAAAATATACAAATTTATAAAAAATAAGTCTCCATTCTACTATAGGTCAAAAGAGGTTAGAGATGGGACAAAAATACATCCGACTGAATGCACTGAAATAGTAAAAGAACTGATTGAAAAAGGAAAAATAACAATAATAAAAAAAGGGAAAGATGGCATATATGGAGCAACTCTTTCAACATCAGAAAATATTCAGGAAGCGGAGGTTGTAAGTTAATGGTAACTAATCCGGGAAAAAAATTTGAAGAGGATTTTTCAAATAGTGTAAACAAGGAAGAAATATTTCTGCATAGATTAAAAGACGGCTCTGCAAGTACAGGAACGGACGGTAAAATGAGAAGATTAAAGAATAGAAATTTATGTGATTTTATACTCTTCAAGGGCGGGCAACTTGTCCTTGTTGAGCTTAAATCATTTCTGGGAAAGTCGATGGCTTTCAGCAATATAAAAAGTACTGTAGATGAACAGCAGACATTTTTATATAACTTGAGATTGGAAGCAAGTAAAAATAATGTGAAAGCTTATATGATTTTAAACTTCAGGGAATTGAATGAGACTTATGCTATAGATATTCACAATTTTGACGAGTTTTATAAATTTACAGGAAAAAAATCAATAGATATTACAGAAGCTAGACAACTTGGAAAACAGTTATGGCAGAAAAAATCAAGAACTAGATACAGATACGGAATAGAAGATTTATTTAATTAGGAGGGGAAATGGAAAACTTGGATAAAAACATGATTTTAGAGAAAATAACAAACGAAATAAATAGATTTATGGCAAAGACAAGAGGTAAAACTAGGAAAGTAGCTGAAATTTGTGCTAAACATCCTGAAATATTTTTAGAAATTCAAAAGCCTGATACAGTTTTAAAATACTATTTGGATAGGGAAAATAATATAAGTGCCATTACGATGTCTTTATCTGAATACAAAGAAAAAGATTTTCCACTTTCGACAATAAGAAACACAAGAAGAGATATAGAGTTATTCTTGGAGAAAAAAGGAATTAATCTTGAAATTGGTTCACTGCTGCAAAAAAAGGATTATTTATGAAAATTGAAAGAGCGAAAGGAAATAAAAATTTTTAAAAGAAACATATTAAAAAATGGAGGTGTAGAAGTTGGAAGATATACTGAAAGGGACATTTGAAATAAATATGGATACTGGAGAGACAAAGTATTTTCTTACTTCTACGCAGACTGTAAAAGAGAAGCATACTAAAAAGCTTGAAGAGTTCATAGAAAATACAATTGCTACAGTTATAGTAGACAAGAGATTGACTACAGAACAGCGTAAAAAGATTTGGTGTATACTTGATGACTTTGCTTATTGCAATGGTGGAGACAAAGAGCAATGGAGAGAGCAGCTTCAGACTGAATTTTGCAGATTACACGATCTTGAATATTTTAGTATTTCTGAAACCAAAAGAGACGGAGCGAGCAAAGATGTTGCAAGGGAATTCATTCAGTGGCTATGTGAGTTGGCTGTGAGAGAAAATGTAGGCTTCAGGGAGGAAACAGGCAATCCTGCGACATGGGTTCCTGAAATAGGACGATATGTAATTGCTTGTTTACGAGCAAGAAGATGTGCAGTATGCGGGAAAATACACGATTTTGAAAACGGAGATATAGTTGATTTAGACCATTGGAATTCAGTTTCGAGTAGTGTAGGAACTTATGAAAATGATGACGGACTACAAAATCCTTTTATACCTTTATGCCGGGAACATCACATGATAAAACATGCAATAGGCAGGGAAGAGTTTCAAGAGAAATATATAGTCGGTGGTGTATGGCTCAATCCTCAACTTGTATATGAGTTACTGGATATTTATCCAAATCACTTTGCATTGTTCCGGAAGAAATTAAAAAATGGAGAATATGATGACGTAATAGTGAAGGAGAAAACGAGATGAGTAGTATAGATAAATTGGTAATGATAATAGTTTTAGTCATTTCGTCTATATGTGTATCAACAGCGTTTTTAATAGCTAAAATAGATGAAAAAGACAAAAACAGAAAATGAAGAAAAATTGAGTAAAATAAAAAATATTGTTTTAAATGGCAAAAAACAATAAAATATATTGAAAAAAATGCAAAAATAGAGTATAATACAGGAGGGAAAAAATGCTTAATGTAGAGCAGTTAGAAAAACTTTTAAAAGATAAAGATGTCCAGTATTTACTGGGAGATATAGCAGAAGCTAAACAGTCAAATACAGATGTGGATATTAAGTTATTCATAAAAAAAGGCAGAATTGTAAAAAAACAATTCACGACAAGGACATTTATTAATAAATAAAGGGCAAGATAACAGAAGAACTGTGAGCCACTTTATAAGTAGACAATAAGTCTATTTGTAGAGTGGCTCTTTTAATTTAGCTTCCTCTTGAGTTTATATATATAGAGTTCAAAGACGAACGGTTGGGTTGGCGGGAAATCAAAAATGGAGGGCGTATGAAATTAGAAAAAATAAACATAGATAAAATACGGATGTACGATAACAATGCTAAAGAACACCCTAACTGGCAGGTAGAACAGATAAAAAAAAGCATTCAGGAGTTCGGATTTAATGACCCAATAGCATTAGATGAAAATAATGTGATTATTGAAGGACATGGAAGATACTTAGCTTTAAAACAGCTAGATTATGAAGAAGTTGAAATATTGAGAATAAGCGATTTAACAGAAAAACAAAAAAAGGCGTATGCGATAGCACATAACAAATTAACTATGAATACTGATTTTGATATAGAAAAATTAAGATTAGAGCTAAGCAAATTGGAAGAAGCGAATTTTGATTTATCTGTATTAGGATTTGAAAACATAGAACTGGAAGAAATAATGGAAGTAGATGCTGAAGAAGTTCTGAAAATTGAAGAGGAAGAAACAGAAAATGAAAGGACGAGGCATAAATTGATTTGCCCACATTGCGGTCACATAGCATTGAAGAGCGAATTCAAGGAGGTAATGGAAGATGGCGAAGATACATAATGATAAATATTACACTCCTGACTTGGTTGTAAAAAAAGTAATTGAAGTTATTGAAAGAGATGTAAGACCTATAAAATATTTTTCAAGGATTATAGAGCCAAGTGCAGGAGCAGGAGCTTTTTTAAATTATCTTCCAAAAGAAACTTTGGCATTCGATATTGAGCCACATGATCCGAGAATTAAAAAAGCGGACTACCTGATTCAAAATATACCTTATATGAAAAAAAGCTTAGTGATAGGCAATCCACCTTTTGGAGAAAATGGAACTTTGCATACCGAATTCATAAAAAAGAGCATGGAACATTCAGAGTATGTTGCATTTGTGTTGCCGGGAGACATGTATAAAAGAGATAAGTTTGAGGACATAGAACTTTACAAGAGTTATATGCTTCCTGAACTAAAATACAGCGGAGTTAAATTAAAATGTTGTTTCAATATATATAGGAAAAGAAAAAGCAAGCTACAGGATAAGAGAATAAAAAATGTGGAAATATTAACATTCTCAAAAAGCAAAAATACAACAAAAAAAGAGGAAAAAGACTGGTTGGATATAAAATCAGATATTAGATTTATTGGTTACGGAACAATCAGAGTTTTAAAGGAAACAGATAAAAAAGTCCGGGCGAAAGAAATAAAAATAATATTACAGGAGAAAGTTAATATAAAGCCGGTAATAGAAAAATTCTTAAAAGACAGGACTAAAGTATCAGTTTCAACTCCAAATATCAGCAAGAGAGAGATAATAGAATTGATATACGATAATTTCCCTCAACTGAGGGAGTGATTTTATGAATAAGGAAGATATAAAGCTGCTTATAAAAAACGAGTACGAGAATGGAACGAGTATGAGCGTACTGTCTAGGAAATATGGGATAAATCTTAGCAGTATAAAAAAGTGGAGTTCTCAGGGTAACTGGATTAAAAAAAAACATAACAAGGTAACCAAAAATAACCGAACTAAAAAAAGTAACCAAAGAGAACTGGTTACCCAAGAAAAAGATGCACAAATAAAAAGTGACATAATGAACAATATCTCAAAAAAAGAAGTAATGGCTAAAAATGACATAAGCGAACGAACTTATTACAGGAAAAGGCAAAGCATAAGACAGGCTAGGATTGAAAAAACGGAACAGTATTTGGAGAAAATATCTGAGAGTGTTTACCCGGACTTAGAAACAATATTAGAGAATACTGAAAAAGCAAAAAGAAATCTGATTGTAAGGTCAATAAAGGAAATAGGGAGCGAAAAAACAGATGTAAAAAAAATACAGGAATACAACAAAGCTTTCAATTCTATCAATCAAATGGTAAACAACATAATAAGAACAGGTAAGATGTTAACTCCTTATGAATTGCTTGAAATAGACCAGCAACTTTCAAATGAGGAGCTACAGCTGGAGAAAATAGAAGTTGAAAAGAGCAAGAATAAAATCAACAATGAAGATACAAAGATAGAAATTGAGTTGATTGAAGTATGAGGATAAAAACTGAAATCAATAAGCACTTTAAAGAATTTATCAAAGACAACGAGAAGAGCGTTTATTTCCTGTTGGGCGGATACGGAAGCAGTAAGTCATATAATGCTGCACTTAAATTGATAATAATGTCTGCTATGGAAAAAAGAAAGATATTAGTAGTTAGACAAGTAAAGGAAAATTTAAGAGGGAGCTGTTTTGCAGATCTGGAAAGTAGTATTGAAACATTAGGATTAAATAACTACTTTTACAGAACAACAAGTCCTTTGAGCATAAAATGCACCATAACAGGCAGTGAATTTATTTTCAGAGGATTAGATGATGTAAGGAAGATAAAGTCAATCAAGGATATTGACACTATTTGGATAGAAGAAGCAGACGAAATTGATTTTAAATCATTTAAGGAACTTAAAGCAAGGTTGCGTTCGGTAAGAAATAGAAACGTTATTATTCTTACAACTAATCCAAACGAATATGGAGTATGGACTTATAAATATCTTATGTCAATACTTGAGAGAGCTGGGAAGTCTGAACTGGATTTATATAATAAAAGAATTATAAACGTGGTTGAAGAAACAAAGCTGAAAAGTGGGAAAGTATATAAAGAAAGCATATATCTACATCATTCAGTATACAGCGATAACAAATTTCTTCCTAATGACTTTGTAGCATTATTGGAAAATGAAACAGATAATTTCCAGCGGGCAATAAAGACACTTGGAAGATTTGGCAGTTCGGGGCAGAATATATTTAGGAATATCAGACACATGGAACAGGAGAGAATAGAAAAAATAATTGCTGATAAATGGAACAGATACACAGGCTTTGACTTTGGATTTGAGCATTCATACAACGCAATAGTCAGAATGGTAATTGATGAAGAGTTGAATGATTTGTACATTTATGAGGAATTTTATCAGAATAAATTGACTGACCCTGAAATGCTGGAAACGGAAATAATACAAAGAATGATTTCCGAGGGAGAAGTGACATATGCGGACAGTGCAGAACCAAAAGCGATAGCTTTTTATAACATGAACGGTCTGTTGATTAATGCGGCTAAAAAAACTCCTGATATGAGTAAGTCAGGGGTAAAGAAAATACAGTCATTCAGAAATATATTTATAGATAAGAATGTATGCCCTAATACTTACAGGGAACTAACGGAATTAAAATGGCACTTGGATAAGAACGGACTTGTTGCCAAAAATCCAAAAACTCAAAAACCATTTAACATTGACCCGCACACTTTCGACGCTATCAAGTACGGAATAAGTGAATACACTCCGTACATTTTAAATAAAGATTACTACAAAAGGAAGGAGGAATAAATTGTTTGGTTTAAATTTTTTCAGGAAAAACAAACAGCAGATCATATCAATAAATGAGTTTGGAAGAATATTTGACGGATTTTATAAGCAGGACAGCGAGAAGTTTTTAAATGAATTATATGACAATCCGTTTACATCAAGTGCAATAACAAGGATAAATGAAGCTATTAACAACTTGATGTGGAGTACCTATAAAAAAGGGCATAACGACAATATAACGGAAGTTAAAGACAGTTATGTCAATAGAACTATAAGAAGTCCGTCAAAAATATTAAATACGGATCAGCTGATTAATTATTTTGCATTATATTACATCATATATGGAGAACTGCTTGTATTAAGGCAAGACTTGTTTACAAAGTCTGAAATTGTTCTTTTAAAAAAAGGAACGTATACAGTCGAGTATGATAACCAAAACGTTCTGAATGGAATAAAAAGAATAAGAATAGGAATGAATGAGTATACAGGAAAGCAATTGGAACAGTTCACATATATTAAAAGCATTAACATATATGACAATATCGCAGGTGCAGGACATGGAATAAGCAAGGTAAAGTCATTAACGATGTTGCATGCTTATTACTGCTATATTACAGCATGGAACATTGGGGTACTAAAGAATGGCGGAAAAAGGGAAATAATAGCACTTGTTAAACAGTTTCTTAGTTCTAAGAAAAAAGAGGAATTGTTAGAAGAAATAAAATCAAAATCAGGTGCAAAGAATACAGGAGTTCCTCTTATATTGGACGGAACAGATATTGACATAAAGAACGGAGACTTTACACCTAGGGATTTTGACTTTCTTACAGCATTAGATGAAATAAGGAACATTACAGCCAGTGTCTTAAATGTTCCAAGTATTCTTATAGGAGATAGGACAAACAGTAAATTCAGCAACTATAAAGAGGCTAAAAAGGATTTATACACGGAAAATATAATTCCAATGGCTGAACAGATTGCCGAACATCTGAACGGAATATTTAAGGATAAACTCGGACCGAATGAACGTATTGATTTTGATACTTCAAAAATTGAGGTATTAAAAGAAGACAGAAATACAAAAATGGAAAGGCTGAACAATATCAGCTATTTAACTATAAATGAGAAAAGAGCAGAGCTGGAATATCCTGCCATAGAGGGTGGAGATGAAATATTACTGGACGGAATTAAAACTCCACTATCTGAATTAGGAGCAGAGGTAAAACCTGTAGAGGAGGAAGAAGATGAAAAAGCTGACTAAGAAGCAAGCAAAATTAATTGCAAAACAAGGCTTAAAATTACGCAATAAATTAACGCTCAAGCAATTTAAAAGAGTTAAACGAACATTTATTAAGCTAAAGGATAAAATCGACTTAGAAACAGCAATTTTATCAGCTACAGCATATAAAGAATTCAGTGCAGATTTATATGTAGTATTCCGAACGGGTATAAAAGAAACGGT